TATGGATTCAGAAGGTAAACCACATGAATCTAATATGAGAGCAAAATTAAATGAAGAGGAAGAAGGTCTTTGGTTTGGTTTTGAACAAGAGTATTTTATCCGTGAAGAAATCAACGGAGGTATTTTAGGACACAAAAGAAACATCCTTAAAGGTCAGGGTGAATATTATTGTGGTGTGGGTCATAATGTTGCTGGACGTGATTTTGTTGAGGACCACTTAAATATGTGTTTAGAATATGGTATTGATATTACAGGAACAAACGCTGAAGTTGCGTTAGGTCAGTGGGAATACCAAGTATTTTCAAAAGGTAAATTAAAAGGTGGTGACGACCTATGGATGAGTAGATATTTCCTTTATAAAATTTCTGAAAAGTATAAATACCATATTGATTTACACCCTAAACCACTTACACACGGTGAATGGAATGGTTCAGGATTACATACCAACTTCTCAAACAATAAAATGAGAGATAATGGTGGTTACGATTATTTCATGGCTATTTTCAATTCATTTGCATCAAGACATGAAGAACACATCAACGCATATGGGTCAAACAATCATTTAAGATTAACTGGTGGATTTGAAACACAAGCGATTGATAAATTCAGTTGGGGTATATCTGATAGAGGAGCATCAATTAGAGTTCCACAGGACACGGCGAAAAATTGGAAAGGATATGTTGAAGATAGAAGACCAGGTTCAAATGCTGACCCATATAAAATTATAAGAGAAGTTTCAAAATCATTAGATACTGCCGAAGAAATTTTGGAAATCAAAACTAATATGAAATCTAATATTAATTTAGATGGTCTAAGTAAAAAATACCGAACAATGTCTAATGATGAGTTATTGAAAGAATATCGTAATGATGATGATTATGTGTTAACTGATGAAATGATGGAATCTAAATCCAACATAACACCAGGAACACGACCTGAAAATATTAATTCAAATAATACGGGCACAATACCCGAATCATTAAAAAACGCATTATTGAACGCTAAAAATTATTCAAGCAATGGATAAAGAATGCGTATGTGGTGGAACAGGACCTTGTCAGTGTCCTTCACCAAAAGTAGAACAAGTAAATCATCCACAACATTATGGTGGAGAAAATAATCCTTACGAAGCAATCAAAGTAATTGATGCTTGGGAATTAGGATTTAGTTTAGGAAACACAGTAAAATATATATCACGTGCAGGAAAAAAAGGAAAAGATAAAGAACTTGAAGACCTCAGAAAGGCCCTCTGGTACCTCCAACACCACATCGAAACCCTTGAAAAGTAAAACGGGTCTTGATAAGGAAATAAACGTATTAGATGCAATAACAACACCAAACGAATTAATCCGTGAAACCTTCATTAACTTTATGTGGGGGTTTCTTGGAAATTCTATAGTAGTATTTGCAGCAAAAGAACTGGACTTTTTGGTTTTAATCAATTATATTGTTTATTACATACTAATTTCATACATTGTGAATAGAAAAAAATATGAAACCATGTTGGGTAAATTTATAGTATTACCTGGGTCTGCAGCTATAGGAGCGTTCACCGGTTATAAGTTAGCTCAAATAATCGCACAAACATTGTAAACATGAAAGAATGGAATACAAACGATTTTCAAGGTAGAAGTAAAGATAAAGTAGAACAAAATTACAGAATATTAGCAATAATTTTAGTACTTGGGTGGTTATTCGGTACTGCATTTGTCTTATACAAAATAATTGATTACATTTTTTAATCTATAATAATATGAAATACTACAAAATTATCCTTGCTGGTAAAGGTGCGGAACTTTACCCTTTTGAATTAAACACTGAACAGTATGAAAAACTACGTGAAGGTGGTGTAGAACAAGATGAATTAGAATACGACCAAATTTGTGAAATATTGGGAGTTGATTCATATTTTGATTCACCAAACGAAACCATTATGGGACCTTTTCCTCAAACATTCATTTTAAGAGTAGAGGATGAGGAAGGTAAAGTTGTTTATGAAACTGAGGTTTTAGATGTAGACAAGGTTGATTACGAAGAAAAATATTGCAGTGATAAAGCATTTTTAATCATCGAGGATTATTGTAAGGGTGAACAAGTTGTTTATGACATACCTCTTGAAGAGGATTTTGATATTGATAAATTAAGATTAAAAGTCTATGATGTTGGTTGTAGAGTAGAAGTAATAAACGAAATCATATATGATGAAAAATCATATGAAATATATAAATCATATGGTGATACAACCAGTAAAGGATACTATTACCATTTAACTGCAGGAATATAAAAAATGATAGAAACAGGAAGAATAATTAACGGAGATTGTGTTGAGGTGATGAAAAAATTACCTGAAGGGTGCATTGATTTGGTCGTTACGAGTCCACCTTATGGGGTAGGAATTGAGTACGACGTACATGAGGATGATGTAGAGTTCAAAGAGTATATTGAATTTGCTAAAGCATGGTTAAGTGAGACATACAGAGTATTGAAAGACGACGGTCGTATCGCTTTGAACATCCCATATGAAATCAACAGACAGAAAAAAGGTGGTCGTATCTTTTTTGTTTCTGAGATGTGGCAAATTATGAAAGAAATAGGTTTTGGTTTCTTTGGTATTGTTGACCTTGAAGAACAATCACCACATAGAAGTAAAACTACTGCTTGGGGTTCATGGATGAGCCCATCTAGTCCTTACATTTACAATCCAAAAGAATGTGTGATTTTGGCATACAAAAAACATCACATTAAGAAAGTAAAAGGACAACCACAGTGGGAAGGAGTTCCAACCGAAATTGAACAAGAAGATGGAACATTAAAGAAAAAAATGGTTTATGAGGAAAACGATAAGAAAGAGTTTATGGAACTTGTGTTTGGTCAGTGGAATTACTTTGCAGATACTAAATCACTCACCAAGGCAACGTTCTCGATGGATATACCTACCAAAGCGATTAAGATATTATCCTACAAGAACGATATAGTCATGGACCCGTTTGCTGGTAGTGGTACTAGTTTAGTAGCAGCAGAAATACTTGGACGTAGATGGTTGGGAATAGAATTAAGTGAAAATTACACAAACATTGCAAAAACAAGAGTAGATTATTTCAAAACATTAGAACTACTACAAGAAAACCCACCATTATAGTGGGTTTTTTGTTTAAATAAGGTATTTATCTTTATGAGACAAATTATAACAGAATCTGGGATTAGGGATATCAACGATATTGCAAAAAGATACCCAAAGGCAAAAATATATTTTCACATAGATTTAGATGGTGTCACTACGGCATTAGCTATGAAAAACTACTTAGAACAATACGGTATTAAGGTTGTTGATGCTGAAGTCATACAATACGGAGATAAAGAATTTGCAGTTAAAAAACCTGAAGCAGAAACTGATACAATGCCAGTTCTTGTTGACTTTGCTCACGGCAAGCCAATGTTTGTTATTCATACAGACCATCACGACACACAAGCTGGTGTTGAAAAAGAAACTTCCACCTCGTTTAGACAAGCAAGGTCTAACGTAGAAACAATCTCACAGGTTTTATCACCAAAAGAAATATTTTCAGCGGAAGACGTACAATTGATTTCAACTGTGGATTCTGCAAATTACTTGGTTAATAATATTACACCAGATATGGTTATGAATTACATTTTTGATTATGATAAAGACAAAAGTGTAAAAAATAATAAAATGACTCTCGGGTTAGTAGTAAATAAATTATTATTAGCTTTCAAAAACAAACCAAAATTCTTAGAAACTTTGGTAATGGATGCTCAACCATCTTTAACTAGTATCTTCAATATTATTAAAAGAGAGATTAAAGATAAGGGTTATCCTGAACCCGGAGTGTTAAAACAAAACCAAGAAAAATATGTTGAGGCAATGAAAACCAATCCTAACGTAAAAGTTGAGGATGGTATTATTGTTCAATATGGTGGCGGACCATTTCATAAAGCAGGTTCATACGATAGATATACACCATTCAAAAACAATCCTGACGCTGACTTTATAATTATTGCTTG